TAGATTAATAGTAAAGCATAGAGCAGAAAATAGGTATACATCTGGTGGAAATCCTAGAGTATGTTGGTGTTGTGACTGCGATTGTGGAACTGAAAATGTAATTGTTGATGGTCAAGAATTAAGAACTGGAAGTACAACTTCATGTGGGTGTAGGTTAAAAGAATTAAATGATACCGCAGGAGAAAGGTTTAAAGAAATAAATACAAAAATAAACAAAATAAAAATTGACGGAGACGTTACATATATTTACGACACAAATAATAATGAAATTGTTATAGACTCAGAATGCTATGATCTTGTTAAAAATTATTGTTGGTCTGTACATCATACGGGTTATGTTTATGCAAAAGAAAAATATTCTGATAAACATATTGCTTTGCATAAATTAATCATGAACGATTTAAACAACGATTATATTGTCGACCATAAAAATGGCAATAAATTAGATTGTAGACGTTCAAATTTAAGATATTGTTCAAAAGAACAAAATAATTCTAACAGAAAATTGCAGAAAAATAATAAATATGGAGTACCAGGAATTGTATTTCATCATGGTAGATATGAAGTGTATATAGGATGTAATGGTAAACGTATATTTTTAGGAAGTTCTAAAAATCTTGACGAAGCTAAAAAGATAAGAATTAATGAAACTAAAAAATATCATAAAGACTTTTCATTTTTAGAAAGTAGAGAAGTCAAAGAATACTATTAAAGGAGAATTTAATATGGCAAAATTTGGTAAAAGAAGCACAATTAGTGAGAATTTAAATGATTTTACAATCTGTTTACTTGGCGAAGCAGGAATTGGTAAAACGTCAACAATTGCAGAAGCTTGTGAAAAAGAATTTGGGTCAGAAGGTTATATGATTCTTGATATGGGTAAAGAACAAGGAATGGAAGCCCTTGAAGGATATACATATGAAACTTGCGAAGATTGGAAAAAATTTGACGAAGTAACAAAGGATATCATCAAAAATAAAAATACTGATTATCCAGATTTAAAGATTCTTGTTATTGATACACTTGATCAGTTTGTTGAAATTATGACTCCGTATGTTATTAAATTATGGAATACAGAGAATATGGGAAAGAAAAATTTTGAACCTGCAAAAACAATGAATGCAGCGTGGTCTGGATTTGGTAAAGCAGACGACAAGCTTGTTGAATTAGCATTAAATAGAGTTTGGGACTTAAAAAAAGTTGGAGTTAATACATGGTTCACTGGTCATGTTAAAATGAGAAATAAAGTAGATCCATTAACACAAGAAGAATATTCTGTTCTTTCTACAGATATTTCACAGAGAATTTTTGAAGGATTTAAAACAAAATTTCATGTAATTGGTATTGCTTGCATTGATAGAACAATTGATGTTGAGTCAACTGGACGTAAAAATATTGTTACCAAACATGATATTACAGTTAGCAAAGTAAAAGAAGAAAAGAGAAAAATTGTATTTAGAGATGACAATTATTCAATCGACAGTAAATCACGTTTATCTGCAATTGAACCAGAAATCCCGTTAGATGCAGATGAATTACTAAGGGCATTAAAAGATGCTATTAAAAATTCTAAAAAGAAAGCTGGAAATACTGTACAAAAAAATACAAAGAAAGGAGACACTTCTGAATTACAGGTAAATCAGTTCAAATCTGAGCCAGAGAAACCAAAAGCAGATTTTTTATCTGATTTAGAAGATGATGATTTATTTGACGAATCATCTATTCCCGAAAAATCAGTTGAAGAATCAAAATATCCAGAAGATTTGAACGGAACTATCCGTACAATGTACAAGGAATGCAAAGACGCAACGTTAAAATCAAGTGTCAAAGATGTGATTGCAGAATATGGAAAACTCAATGATGTTGATGAAGACGGACTGAAAAGAATCTATGATATGATGACAGAATAAGGAGTCTGTTATGGCGTACACTGTAAAATGTCGTAAATGCGGAGCAACTCTAAATAGAGATAAAGCATTCAGAGTGGTAGTAGGTAAAGTAAATACCTACTACTGCAATGAATCAGAATATAATGATATCGTTTTTGCGAAACAGATTAAAGAAAATACATATAAATGTATTGATAGAATTTGGGGTTATAAAGTAGTCAATACAGCACTTCGTAAAGAAATAAATGTGTTACTTGAAAATTATTCATATGAACTAATCTTATCATATTTGCAATCTAACTTTGATTTTTTACATGATGTGATGTGCAGATCATTTCAAAGCGAGTATGCAAAAATTCGTTATTTCTCTGCAATTCTTAGAAATAGTCTTGAGGACTACAAACAGTCTTTGAATAAAATTCCCGAAACAAAAGTAGTAGAAGTGGATATGCCAAATATGAATTTTCATAGAAAAACTAAGCGTGTTGCACTTCAAGATATTGAAATGGAAGTTGGTGATGAATCATAGCAGAATTTATTACTGGTGTAAAGGATAAATACCCTCCGCAATTATTAAAAGGACGTATTGAAGCGGAAGGCAATGTAATCAGTTGTTTTTTTAAAGATATGTTACTCATAGATGATACAACGTTTGAGCAGAAAGATTTTGTTACCGCAGATGGATTGTTTTATTTTTCGATGCTTAATCAGTTAAGAAATAAAGGATTTTATTCTCTGGATGAAGTTACTATATTATCAAATTTGAGTCAAGATGCAATTGACAGATATGAAGATATGGGTGGATGGGATTCAATTCAGCATCAAATTGACATTATTAACACACAAAATTTTGATACTTATATAGATATTTTATATAGAGAGAATATCTTATTACATATGCATTCGGACGGATTTAATCTTCTGAAAGAAATTGATGTGAATGGGAAAAAAGTTATTCCGCTTAAATTATTTCGTAAAATGACCTCCGAAGAAGTGACTGATTGGTATGATGCAAGAATTAGCTCTTATGGTACTGGGTATTCAAGCAAAGTTCTTGAGGAAGAAGAGATTGATTTTGATGATGAATTTATCGAGTCTTGCCAAGAAGGAGAAGAAAACGGAGTTCCATTTGATATTGCAGGATATGATATCAACGGTGAAGAAATAAACTGTTTTCCATTTCTTTCAAGACAGATTATGGGATTACTTGAAGGCACATTTACTATGATGGGCGGATTCAGTTCGTCTGGAAAAGCATTAACTCTTGATTCCGATTTGATGACTCCTACTGGTTATATCAAAATGGGTGATGTAAAAGTCGAACAAAATGTTATTGGAGACGATGGAAAATCTCATAAGGTTATAGGAGTCTTTCCGCA